GCATCTGTAGCTGCCGTTGGAAGTGATTCGCCTGAGCCTAATGCTAATGCTGGAGAAACTCCAGAAACAAATGATTGTGCTGGATATAATCTCTTATATGAATATGAGAAATCTGCAATTGAATTGTCAGAAACAAAATTTTCACCTGTTGCTATAATAGGTGGTGTAAATGCTGTATCTGATAAGAATGTGTCTTTGTTTAATTTAGCACTGTCTTTTGACCTGTCTTGCACATCTAATGAATTCTTTTTAGTTACGCCAGTATATGTTGCTAATGACTCAATCTCACCAACACCAAAATCAATTGAGAATACTGATTGATTAGTTAGTGTTGCAATAAATGGATTTTCAGCAGCAACAGTAATACTATTACTTGCAGCGGTGTATCCAGTAATTACTTTAGCAGCTTCATTTGCACCAGGTCCTGCTGTTATTTTTACAGTTGCACCTTTGTAAGCATTATCTGTATGTGGAAAGTTTCCGTTTGCTGTGCCAATTGTAAATGTTGTAGAATTTGTTCTTGCTACAACTGAACCTGTAATAGAATTATTAACATTAACATCCATTAAGAATGTTTTATATGTGTATGTATCAGAATCCGTAGCAACTGTAGCTGAATCATATAATGTTGAAATTGTTCGTGCAGTACCAATTAAAGTATTTGCAATACAAGGCGCTGATGTTAAATTTTGACTAGCAACAGGAACACAATATAAATTAATTGTAGATAAATCATTTATTGCTAATGAGCCTGTATGTTTGGTTGTGTACAAAAAGTTACCATAATCGCCTGATAAATTTTTATTTTGAACTGTTTCTGTTGTTCTTGGTTTAGGAATAGTTATTACTTCTGGTGCAATAGTTTCATATTCATAACCATAAACATAAGCTTTACCAGGAGATAATGTAACATCTAGATTAGCAGTATTAGCTGTATTAGTTGCTAATGATAATTTAAATGGTCTAACAGTATAGTTACCAGATTCATCAAAAGTTCTTCTTGCTAAAGTATCTTCTAATACTGAATATATTGGTGTTGTATAGTGTCTTGTTAATTCTCCTTTTACAACACGACCTAGTTCAATGAACTGAGTTACATCTGTTGAAGTGAGTGCTCTATTTGTAAGATTTAAATCAATTTTAAATCTGTCTGAGCCTGGCGCTTGATAGTTAGAAGCGTTTTGTGCTGGGTCTAATAAACTAGTATCTTGTGTTGATTTTATAACTGATTCTGAAACTATAAAACCAATTCTTGCATTAGCTGATGTGTTAGAATATTTGTTTGTTGCTATTGTTTGTGCAGCGGTCTTAATAAAGAATCCATCATAGTAATAGAATCCTTCATCTACAGAAAATATTTGTCCTGTACTAACACCTGAAGATGCTACATTAGCAGCAGTGAATGAAGTTTCATTAGTTATGATAGTATCAGCAGGTGCAAAAGCAGTACCATAAAGTTGTTTAACTAAAAGTGTTTTTGGGTCACCTGTACCAGCATCTGCATCAAAAACTTTAATAACTTCTGCACGCTTAGTTGGTAGAGCAATATTATCTACAATAGTTTTACCAATGAAATTGTTTGCAGTAACAGATGTTCCGGCAAAAGCTGTATCTAATTTAAGAGATGTAACATCTTGTAAGTATGTGGTACCGCCAGTAACAACGGACCCATTCTCAAAAATATGATTACCAAATTTTTCAATTTGTTTTTGTAGAAGAGTTTGCGATTGAGTTAATTCACGAGCCTGAACAGCAAATCCAGGTTTAAACAACATTCGAAGAAACTTTTTATCCTCACTGAAGTCATCGTAGTAAGGGCTTACATTAAAATTGGTACTAATTGTCATCTATTCAAGTTCCTCTGTTAAAATCGTATAACTAATTTAATATTTTCTGCCTGACCGTCTGTTCGGTCTGTTTTGACAGCGTTTTCTGTATAAACAATATCACCAGAATATGGTTCAAATTCTGGATTAACACTAGTGATTACTGTTCTTGAACTTCCCGATGTAGCGCCTATTAAAGGAAGACCAATTGTTAATTTTCCTTTAACTCTCGTAAGCCATAGTTCATTGTTTTCTTGATAATTTAAATAACCAAAAAATGTTGCAGTAGCAGCTGAACTGCCCTGATAAACATATTCATTTAAAGTATATACTGTACCAGCAATCACCGTCAATGTTGTTGCTTGTTTTATAACTGAATTTGCAGTTGTGTGGCTAACTGCCGATGTATTGCTGTATTTATGCGGATTAATCAATAAACCAACCTGTCTAAATGAAGTAGTTGGTGAAATTAACCCACCTTCTGTTGAATCTATTTCTCCAAGTCTAATTGTGTTCATTACATTTCCTGCACATAACTCACTACCAGGATTATATGCATGGCCATATTTTGGACCAATTATAACACGAGCAGTTGCTGATGTGCCTGAACCGTATATAGCTGCGTTTGCAGTTGCATATCCAGTACCAATAGTTGATACTGTTATTTTGGTTATTTTGCCACTAGCTAATGTAGGACTTGCAAGAGCGCCGACTCCATCGCCATCGATAGAAACTCTAGTTGATATTGTTATATTATTTCCTGTTGCACCACCGTTTGCTGTGGCGCCGGTTGAAAGTAATATTGTATTGTTGGCAGCAATAATTGATTTAATAGTTGAGCCTGTAAAAATGCCAGTTCCTGATACTGTCATATTTGCAGATATGTTTGTTGTATTGGCCAAAGTAATTCTTGTACAACCAGTTACAAAGGCAGTAGCAGTTACAATACTATCTACATAACCAGAACCTGCATTAGTCATAGTTACTGTAGTTAATTCTCCATCAACTACACCAGTATTATCTACTCCATAATCTAATTGACTTGTTGAAGTCGGTGTTGGCATAAAGTTAGTAGTTAAGAATTTATTTGAAGGTTTAACATTGTACATATACTTCCACAAATAACCATCAGCAGTAGATATATTACCATTAGATGTTGTATAATCGCCAGTTGGTTCTACGGTTGAATTAGCAGTGTTAGCTAATGTAGATGTGTTATTAGATAGGCACTTATAGACATTTTTCTGAGATGTAATTACATACATCGGTTGAACGCCTCTTGTTGTATTTGCTGAAACTAGAGTGTTAGCATCCGTAGTGTCATCAAATTGAATATATTTATTACCAGTTGCCCAAGTAATTTTTGGAATAACTAATTCAGCATCGCCACCAGTAATCTTCTTGGCTGCATACATGTTATCCCATGTAGCCTTCTCTTCAAAACTTGAATCAACTAAAGCAGGTGGTGATGATTCATTTGGCCATGGTATACTATTACCAATAAAGATATATATTACCGGGTCTGTAGTAGATGCAGATTGTTGAGAATCACGCCAAAGTTTAGCGTTTTGATATCCTGTTTTTTTCTTTGTAATTTGAGTCATTGTATTCTATTTATGTCTGTAATATAACGGTCTGTACATTTGCTGAATTAGTAAATGCGGCAGTGACCGATAGGTTAGTGTTACTATTAATAGCGTTAATAATTCTAATTTCATTATTAACTGCAATTTTAGCACCGATTGAGATAATACTTGATGATGTTGCTACATTAAACTTAGTATTACTACCAAGTACATATACTGATGTTGCTGCAACATTCACTAAACCTGATAGTGTTTTTTGAGTTGCAGGTGAATATGTTATTGTTGGAGGTACAACATTTGCATTGAAATTTAAATCAGCAAATTGATTATATCCAGATGGATGTAATAAGTCTCTTAATACTTTCTTGTATTTTGTAAATTCAGTAAGTGAAGAAGTTACATAAGAAAAATCTGTATAGTAACGAGCATCAGCTAATCTTCTTTCACTAGAAGATATAATAGAATCTGATGTTGTCCAACGACCAGGGAATGATGAGAAAACTGCTTCAATTTCAGCATTAGCAGTGGCAAGTCCGTTACCAGAACCAGTTAAGACAACTTGTGGTATAAATGAGTAACCAGTTCCACCTGAAGTTATACCAACGGAAATAATTTGACCTGGAGTCTCTTCTCCAATAAATGGAGTCAGTATAGAATTATCAGCCATTAATGCATCAGTAACCAATGTAGCTGAACTTCCTGTAGTTGTTGCAATTGTAAGTGCTGGTAAAGCAGTTGCAGTGTAATTTTGGCCACCTATAGGAAAAACTCCATATCTTCCAACTTTTAAGTTGTTTTGATTAGCAATTGTACTTCCGCCTTCAAAGAATAAATTAGTATTTACAGCAGCCGAAGTAGCTGAAGCTATAGATGCAATAGTTCTAGTTTGATTTCGAACAATTACTTTATCACCAACTCGAACATCTGTACCAAATGCCGTTCCTGTTCCAGTCAATGTGACTGAATTGTTTGAGATAGCTACTGTACCAACAATACGAGATGGTTGTATTTCTACCTGTGTGATTGTTCCACCAGCGCCAATTGCTTTGACAGCTGCAGCTGCACCTTGACCATCAGTGCCTACTGGATTTGTAAATACAATATCATCACCAATTTTATAACCTGAACCAGCAGCTGTAATTTTAATTTTTCCAACTGACTTATATGGTTTAATACTAAATGAAGAAGAGCCTGCAGAATATAAAGCGCCTTGAGGAATTAAAGTTGGAGATACAGAAGTTGCTGTATTAGAAAACAAAATAGCTACATTTGTAATTGGTCCTAAATTACTTATCGTTAATTCTGTTAATGCATCAACAATAGAAGTAGCTGCATTTTGATTAGTAATTACGGTTGATGGAAAACCATAATCAGAAGCATTTATTAATACGGAACTATATGTTGATATAATATCATTACTAACTGTGTATGTATTAGATGTTGAATTTGCTACACCTGTCGTATCTACAGAACCAATAGCAAGGTCTAATATTAAAGGTGCAATACCAGAAACAAATATATCACCACCATTTACAAATCCGGCACCTCCTTTAGTTGCATCGACTCTACTAATAAATCCTTCAACGACATCAGAAACAACTGCAGCAGCACCAGATGTGGCACCACCTCCTGTAACTACAACTTGGTCACCAACATTATATGATGCACCGCCAGTGATAACATTAATTTTATTTACAATTGAAAATGTATCAGCTGTAATATTGATTAACTTTCCATTAGCATCAAATACATCTGTTGTAACTTGTTCACCTTGAGTAAATGTGCCAACCAGAGTTTTAGCATTAATGAATAATTGATAAGGGAAACCAAGAGTGAATGTATCTGTAATAATTCTTTTTGTAGCTCGCTCTATAATTGCTGTTGCACCTGATTGCACACCTGTTACTTTTCTATTATTTAATATAGAAGCCTCGAAGTTGAGATAAACAACTTTAACTTCTACGCCAACTGCCGGTGCAGTCGAGAATATTATTTTTTTAGTTTCTTTACGAATATAGAAATTAGTAACATTAACTTGTGCAACGCCATTAACTGTAACAGTAAGTTCTGAAGCTAAAGCTTGTTGTGCTAATATAAATGTTTTAGTTGTTCCATCACCTGTATAAATGCTTCGTATATCTGTTTCAACTTTAAGAACATTATCAATAACCCATTTGCCGTCTGATGCTTTTAATATATTATTTTTTGGTAGAACAATATCAACTTCATCATTGAATAACATTCTGAAGAGAAGTTTAAATGACTTTTCACTACCTTTTGCAAGGTAAAGAGGTAAAACATTTTTAATTAAAAACTCTTTATCAACTTTAACATCTCTAGGTAAAAGAGTTGCAAAAGAGTTAAAGAAACTAGTCTCAAATTGTGCAATTGCATGGTCAACATCATTAACATCTTGTAATGATTTTGCTTGAGTTGTTAAATCATTAAGTTGAGTGCCTTGTTTATTTTCAAGAAACTCATAATAAGCTTCAAGGAAAGTAATGAATAGAGGATAGTCTTCACGAACAAATTCGGGAAGTTGTCTGTTAACCAGTAAAGAAGTTTTGTCGTTCAGATGTGCCATTAGGTCGCTTTAGTTAGTGTTGTAACAATTGAGGTTACATCATCTGTATCAATTGAAATAATTGTATTTTTAGATGATTCTATAATACTATCTTCTGATTCAATAGTTAATCTTATTATATTATCTGCAGATGATACGGCAGTAATATTAATTTCATTTATGTTAATACGACCTGTCTCATAATTAATTTCACCAGCAGTCGCATCTACAATTTGTCTTTCTGCATTATCATCATAAAAGATAGTTCTTAATAATCCAGTTTTTGCATCAATCACTCCTGTGCCTGTAGCACCAAAACCACCACCACCTGTGATTGTTACAATTGACCTTGTGTAATCAATACCACGATTTGTTATTAAAATAGATTGAACTACGCCATTAACAACAACGGCTTCTGCAGTAGCGCCTGTACCATCACCAGTAATTGTTACTGTTGGTGTTGTTGTATATCCTGTACCAGGATTTGTTATACTAATTGAAGAAACGCCTGAGAATGATTGTGCTATTTCTTCTAGAATAACTGAGCGTGTAGTAGCAGTAGAATCTAATACACTAAACTCTGTTGAAGTTAAACGATTAGTAAGTGTGCCACGCTGTAAAGGAATATCAAAATCAATTTCATAACTTAATGCAGTTCCAACAGTTGGAGTAAATCTCTTCTGAGCACGAACTAATGTTTCAGTACCAACGATTGCATTTTTTTGAACATTATCAATATCTGTTTCAAGTTTTGACCTAATAAACTTAGCATCAAATTTATCTAGATTAACATTCTTATAATTAACCACTGCATTTCTAATTAATAATTTTAATGCATCTTCAGATAGTGTTGTTTTTGTAGCAGTATATTCTATGTCAGCTTCAACAATTAAATATAGAAATTGTGGGTCTAATATTTCAGCTGAGACTGCAACGATAGCTTTTGGATTAATTATCTCATCAATAATTCTTGCCTTTTCTGTCTCTGAAATATAATAATTTGCTTTTGGTTTCAATGAAACAAATACTTTACCATAAACTGGTGGGTCATTATCTTCTCCACCCCAAACTGATATAGATGATATGTCTGGATAATTATTAGTAATATATGATTCATAATCTTTAAATGAAACTAACCTATTCTGTGATGAGAATTGAGCAGCAGCTGAGTATTTAATAGCATCAACGGTTTCTCTTTCTGCTCCACCAGCAGCCGCACTGATTGGAGATATTACAAAGGTATTTAATGATTCACTCAATGAATCGGAGACAGATGAAGTAGCCACAAAGTTATTTGCTTTATTAACTACAGCTCCATTAGTTACAACATAATTAGCTTTAACAACAGCACCATCAGGTAAAGCTTTACCAACTACATCATTGCCAAAGTAAATTTCATATTTACCATTCTTCTCTTCTTGTAAGAAGAAAACTTCTGATGCTGGTCCAATATCTAAAACTTCTGTAACTTTATTATAAACAGTTGTTGAGGTATTAGAAGCTGATTCTTGTACTGAAACTGAAATGGTTGTTGTGTCTACACTGCTATCAGGTAACACAAATATTGATTTTGGATTAGTTGCAGAATTATGAGTAAACACATAAGTTACATATTGCCCTTCAAATATTGAAAGGTCTTCCACTAGATATGAATTATCTGCTTTTGTAACAGTTGTATCATTTAATACAATAAAGTTATAAGCCTTGTTATCTATTTGTTCAGATAAGAATGAAAATCCAGCAGGTAATGTCAATGTGCCGGCATTAGCATTTGATGAAGAAGCTTTAAAGTTAATTGTTGCAACTGAAGAGCGTGTAGAAAATGGAGTATAACCTAAAGTCTTGGCATGTGATACTGCAGAATCTCTTAATATTGAGGTATCTAAAAACGCCTCGTTAGCAACCATATTTAAATAGTAAGCATTGTAATGCGTATTATATGCTAGAATATCTAGAAGTGTTGATAATCCTGAACCGGTAAAATCGTAATCAGTAAAGGCTGTTTGTGCATTTAAGTAGGTTTGTAAATTCGCCTTAATCGTGTCGAAGTCTAGCTCCGTTATTTTTAATCTATCTGAAGCCATGTTTATCTAACTCTCTCTAAAAAGAAGTTTATTGTAATAGGACTTGTATTGTTTAATACAAAAAATTCAAGTTTCATTTTATATCCATTTTGGTCTGGAGCAGCAACTGCTGTTACTTTATGAACTTTTGCTCGTGGTTCAAAGTTATCTACAGTCTCTCTAATTTCTCGTTCTATGTTTGTTGCTGTTATAGCATCTAAATTATCAAACAACAGTCTACGAATATTACTTCCAACCTCTGGTTGAAATGGTCTTTCATAGTGATTAGTTAATACAAGATTTTTAATAGAATTACTAATCGCTATTTCATTGAGAAGTATATTAACATCTTTCTTAACTGGATGTAGTTTGAAGTTCAAATCTAAATCTGAGAAAGTTCTATTTGTTTTTATAGTTACAGTAGCCATGTTCTATTTATATCAACCCCCAGCAAAAACATTGGAAGAACCTTCAGCAACTGATGTGCAACCTGTAATTGCATCACCTATTCGTCCAGTTCCTTTAGAATTAACAAAAACTGTTGTAGAACCAGTTGTAATTGATGCCGAATGACCAGGACATGGTACGCCCGGTATTAAATGTCCTGTGTTATTATCGTCTTGTCTACTTACGCCAATACCATTTACAAATACATTACCAGAACCAACAGCTCTAGTCATACCAGAACAATGTACTACATCTGCATCTCCAATTCTAGTTACTGCTGGCATTTTTAATCTCTCTTTGTATTAAAATTTGTAACTTATTATTCCACAAACCAATCTCTTCGTGTTGTTCTTCGCTATGTGGTCCATCTGGAACCTCTGGTAAAAATTTAATGACATGGTCAAACTTCTCAGGAATATCTTCATAGTTTCGAAAAGTCTTCTGTTTGCCATCTATTAGTAATATAAATTCATGCATTATGGATTAAGGTCTATTTTAGGTGCAACAAATTTCATATTACCACCTGATGTGACATTATATGTTCCACCAACTTTCTCATTGTAGTTACCTTTAACATCAACTTCTACATTACCATCTATCTTTGCATCTACATTACCAATTATCTTCGCATCTAAATTACCATCTATTTTTGCATACACATTCTTCTTTACATAAATCTCTGCATCACCTTGAACTGTGATGTTACATTTACCCATGATATAAACACTCTCATCGCCCATTACTATTTCATAGTTATCTTTTGTAACTTTAGTTACTTTGTCGCCATCTGGATATAGTTCTTCAAAAGAACCATTACGATGTGCTTTTTGTAATCTTTCTGCTCCTGGTGTATCGTCAATCTCAAATACATGACCAGACTCCGTTTGTGTTACATGATTATACGGATAGTTTGTATTATATTTTGTTTCTGGTTCAGACCAAGTTGAATTAAATGTTGGTACATCTTTTACAACATTATCTTTTCTCTCTTGGATAAAAGTTTTAGATATTGTATCTGTATCATTTCTAGCAATTCGTGATGTTGTTGGTTCATCAAGAATTAATGGATTTAAATTAGCTTTAGGTTCTTCTGTAACAACAATTCCTGTTCCGTCAGTATTGTATGTCTTTGTTTTTGGAGGCCTAGGTGCCGATACTAATTCTTCATCTGTTCGTGGGTCATTAAAAGCTACTTGATTATCTGCAGCTCTCAATGGAATACCAGGCATAACTCCTAATATAACTGGTTCTTGTGCATTTTCACCATCAACAAAAAAACCAAACACCATATCGCCTTCTTTAGAAGCGTAAGTGGTATTATTATTTACTGGAAATGATGGCATTCCCCAAGGCAAATCTTTAGTAGGCAATCGCATCTTATCGTCAGCGTGCCAACCAATACATCTTACTTTACATCTGCCTAGTTTAAGTGGGTCTTTTCTATCTTCAATAAAACCAACCCACCAAGTAAATCCATTCTTACCGGCAAAGTCTTTTGAGTCTTCATTTTCCATAATTAATAATTTTCCACTGCAGATGATTGATTTGGACTACTCGCATGTACTTGTTCTTTATTAGTCGATGTAGATGCTACCTCAATAATAGTTTC